TGACCAGCCCTTGGCCACGCGCGGCAGAGAGGTCGCCGATCTTGGCTTCGAAGGTGTCGAAGAGGGCCGTGACTGCCGTGGGGAAGCCATCGGATCGGGCAACCCCGAACAGCAACGCTTCGGTGAGCGCGTCATCCATGGCGGCTTGCAGTTCTTCGGGGGTACGGCCAACGTTTTCGCTGCTGCCGCCGAAGCGTGCGGCGCGGTCGTAAATCGTTTGTCCGTTGTTTTGCAGGATGAGGCCAAGATCGGTATTAGCGGTGCCTTGCGGATCAACGGATATTGCGGCAGATGCGCCGGTGGCGGTTTTGATGCCATAGCGTGCGGCGATGTTGGCAAAGGCGGCTTCTGCGCCGATGGCGTAGCCCTTGGCCTGGTCGTTGAGCGTTCCGGAGACGACCGACTGGCCCATGATGTCGGTAAAGCCGCCGGCTTGCTTGGGGCCGCCCTTGCTGCCGAAGGCTTTATCGACTGCGCTGCCGATGGTGTTTCCGATCAGGGACCCAATAGGTCCGCCAATCGCTTGTCCGACGGCCGAGCCGATGGCGGCACCGTAGTTGCCTTCGGTGAGTTGGTAGATGGAATTGACGTAGCCGCCGTAAGTATCGACGGCGTTGGCAAATTCGCTGACCGTGCCGCCGAAATCGGTCAGGACACGACCGCCGAGCGGAGATTCGGTGGTGAGGAATTGCGAGCCAATATTGCTGTTGGCCAGACGCTGGAAGCTGTCTAGCGTTGGCGTGCCGGAGAATAGGTTGCTGAGATTACTGAGGCTTGGCCCACCCTGCCCGCCTGTTACGGCGTTGCGGATGCTGCCGGTGACGGGGTCGACAATCGCCTGCACCACGATCTTGAGCGCGGCGGTCTTCAAGGTGTTCTTGAGCGAATCGACAAAGGCTTCGCCGAAGCCTTTTCCGCTCTCGAATCCACGCATTAGGCTGTCGGTTAGCGCGCGCTCGATGTCGTCGCTGAATTTCTCCCAGGCTTTGGTGGCGTCTTCTGCGGCTTTCTTGGCGGCGTCTTTGGCTTCGGTGCCGCGCAAGGCAGCGGCGACGCGCTTGCGGGCGGCGATTTCCTTCTCGAGATTGGCGACGACCGCCTCTTGCCCCTCGACGCTATCTGCCATTCGCGCTTGTTCTTCTAAGCGCGCAATCGTCACCTCTTCAATGGCTGATTTGGTCAGGCCATAAGTTTTAAGCTCGGCTTCGGCGGCAATTGCGCGATCATATTGAGCCGATATCGACTCACGCGCTGCGACGGTCGCACGATCAACGCCAGCGGCCCAGTCTTGCTCCGCTTTGGCGGCCGCATCGGCGGCGTCTTTGAATACCTTTTGCTGGCCATTGAGGGCAAACATTGCCTCGGTAAATCTTGCGGCGCCTTCCGACGTGCCATCCAGTAAGGTGGCGAACAACCCGACCGTTTTTAGATAGTCGGCATCAAAGCCAGACTGCTTGGCAAAGACTTTGTTTAACGCAGCACCGAGTTCGTCGACGTCTTTCTTCGCTTCCTTGGCGCTTTCCTTGACGCTGGAAAACTCGAGTTTCTTCTTTGCGCCCTCAACTTTGTCCGCGGCTTTTTCTGTTGCGGCGCCGATACCCATGACGCCCGCGACATAGGCATCCTGCGCCTTGCGTGCGGCTTCGGCATCCTTCACCATGGCGTCGCGAATGGCGCTGAAGCCAGAGAAATTACCGGAGCCCAGTGCCGCCAATTGCGCGGCGATTCCGCCAATTTCAGTGCCTACGCCCTTGAATACGAAGCCCACTTCGGAGGCGACAACGATCAATGCTTTTAGCGTTTCCTTGACCGGACTGAACCCCGTCGACATGTCGCCAGTGGCGGTGGTGACGTTCTTGATTCCTTCCAGCATCAGCTGCAGATAGGGCAATACGTCGCTGGCGATTGTCGTGGCTACTTCGGAGAAGTCGGCCTTCAGGGCATTGAAGGCCTTTTGCAGCTTTTCTGCCTCTGCGGCTTGCTCCGCTGTTACCGTGGCATTGAGTTCGCCGGCTTCGGCCAGGTCTTTGAGGTAAGGAAGTAGCTCGGCGCCAGACTTGCTGAAAATCGCTTGCGATGCAGCGGCCTTGCCTGAGCCATCAGCAAACTCATTCATAGCCTTGGCGATGGTCAGCATTTGCTGATCAGCCTGTAAGGCCTTGATTTTCTCAACCTCAAGACCAATGGCACCAAGCGCCTTTCCGGCACCTTTGGATTCGTCATCGATTCCCGCGAGGTTTTTGGCCAACTTGGCCATGGCGCTGCCGACCGTGTCGAAATTCTGCCCGGAGATATCGGCAACGCGGCGCAGGGCCGAGAGCGATTCGACACTGGCGCCGGTCTTTTCGGACATGTCGTCAAGAGCAGCCGTCGCGGCGATGATGCGGCCGGAGAACTGGGCGATCTCGATGGCACCGAAGGCCGCGACGGCACCTTTGAGGGTGTTGCCGATATTGCGCTTGGCGTCGTCAACGGCCGCGTCGATCTTGGCCATGGACGATTGCGTGGTGGATACCGCGCGGCCCATGTCATTGCGAAACTCGGCAATGTCGGCGGATAGCCTGACAACCAGATCACCTAAGGCCATTTAGTTGCTTCCCTTTCGTGCTTCTGACATTACCGACAATGCGGCCGATTCGAGTATGCGCAGATCATCAAACACCGCGCCGCGCTGGCGGTGCGATACACACAGCAAGTCCAGTACTGCCGGCAGCGCGGCATAGTCGAGCCCCGTGGGGCCGCCCATGCCGATGCGCCATTGCGTCGCCAGCGCGGAAAACACCCGGATGGGCATTTCGTGTTCCGGGTAAATCTCTACCGACCGTGATTGGCGCAACCCGTCGAACATTTCCGGGGTGGCGCCCATCGCGGCGAACAATGCTTCTTCATCACCGCGCGAACCGTAGATCGCGCGCGCGGCGTCGATCAGTTTTTTCGCTTGCTTTCAAGCAACTCGGCGGAGTACGCGGCAAACAGTTCGCGTGCGGCTGTCGAGTACTCGTCGAGCAAGGCTTCCAGTGCTTCGTCCGAGTACGGGACGTCAACCCCCGACCAGCCGACGATGATTTGCTTGAGGTGGTGCGCGTCGTCTTCGTCCGAGGTTTTCATGGCGTCATAAAACGCCTTGAGCTTGGCCCGTGGAAGGTGGCGGAACTCGACATCGATGGTGCCGGGCTTGTCGCTGCCCGCGATCGAGATCTGCACTTTGCATTTGAAGGTTGGATTCGCCTTGATTTTGAACATGATGTGATAGCCCCGTTAATTGAGTGCCCGTTGAATCCGCATGGGAAACGCGACGGGCGGCACGCTTGTCAGTAGAGGAGGCAACCTATCCCTGCGGAACTGAAAAACCGATGCGACTAAAAAGGCGCAATCAGGTCGAATAGAACATCGGGCGGCCCTGGCAGCCGATCTTGAACGGCGACGTGGCCTTGCCTTGCGCCTGGCCGGTGGGCGATCCCGAGTAGCCGACATAGCCACGGAAGATCCACTTGTAGCCATTGGCGAACGTGACCTTGAACACCTTTTGCGCTTTGGCGTCGGAAGCCGTTTTCATGGCGACCTGGCCGGAGTCGGTCGGATCCCAATTCACGGAGCCCGAGATCTCGGTGGCGGACAGCGCGCCCGGGATGCTTTGTTTCTGGGAGTCGTGAATCGTGGTGGTGTCAATCATCTCCGTCTCTCCGCCGGAGACCGAGAATTCGGCGATGGTCGAAAACGAGGTTCCCATCGTGGCAATGGTGAATGCGCCAGACGTGAAGGTGTCGTAGCCTGTCGAGTCGCAGCCCTCGATCTCGAAGGTATTGCCGCCGCCGCTGACGTTGGCGATGCGCACGGCTCGCTTGTCGAGCTGATACATACCCTGCGCAGCAAGAATGACGATGTCGCCATTGGTGGGATCGGCACCGGTGTAGGTGACGACGGCCGGATTGGCCTTGGTGATGCCGGTGATGGTTTGCGAGGCGGATTCCGCCGACTCCATTGCGACTTGAACATTGGACCAGACTGATGTAGACATGATTTTTCCTTTCAGGATGTACAGACGAAAAAAAACCGCCTCGCGGCGGTCGTTACCAATCCGCCCGAAAGGCGGCGTTCGTTACTGTTCTGGTTAGGCTGCTAGTGCCAGAACGTGAATTCCATGAAGATGCGGTAGAGCTTGGTTTCCGGTTCGTAGTCGTCCGCTTCGATGAGCGGTATCGAGGTGAGCGAGAGCGAGGCGGCGATCACCGAGCGCGCGGTGGTGGCCAGGGTTAGTGCGGCGGCATAGGTGTCGGCAAAAATATCCAGCTGCATGCGGGTTTCGGAAATGCCGCCGGCGCCGTGTATCGTTGCTTCACTGGTGGAAATGCGCTGGTACACCGCAAACGGGCGGGTGACGTTGTCGGGCGCGACCAGGGGGTAGAGTCGTCCGCTGAAGGTGGCCGACAGCAGCGAGTAGAGGTCGGTCTGGATCATCGGGTGAATTCCGCCAGCTTTTCGCGCAATACCCGTTCGATCTCGTCGACGGCGTCGTATTTCGTGGCTTCAAAGGCGGGGCGCAGGAAGGGGCGCGCGGCCATTTTTGAGGTGCCGAACTCAACGAAGCGCCAGTAGAAAGGGTCGCTGTGGACGTCGCGCTTTTTTGCGCCCTTGGCGAGGCGGGCTTTTTTGCCCGAGCGCACGAAGACTTCGTAGGTGGCGATTTGCGCGTCGGGGGTGCGGGCGCGCTTGATCAGGATGTTGCGGCGCATTTCGCCAGTCTTGACGGGGGCCCGGGCACGCGCATCATTGCGTACCAGCATGGCGCCGCGCGCGACGGCTTTACGCAGGCCGTTGCGCTGCAGGTTGAGCGGTAGCTCCTGCAGGGCCCTGGCGAGTTGGGATAAACCCGTGACCCGGCGCAGCTCAGCCATTGTTGATCCCTTCCGATACTTCCAGCTGGAGAAACCGATGCGCGTCGTAGCGATCGATTACCGCGGCGATGTTGAATACTCGCGTGCCAAGTACGGCCCGCATGGCGGCACTGATCCCTGTCCGGTAGCGGATGGTGATTGTGTGTGAGACTTCGGACTGCACCGACTTGGCGAGATCCAGCTCGCGCCCTGTTTTTGCCTTGATGCCGGCCCACACGGTGGCGACGTCGGTCCAGGTTTGCACCGGTTGGCCGGTGGCATCCTGCCCGGCGGTGCGCTGCTGCAGGGTGATGCGACGATTGAGGTGGCCGGCTTGCATGATCGATCAGTAGCGTGTGACGCGGTAGGCGTCGAGCAGGAAGTCGACGTACGGCAGGGGCTCCAGGCGCTCGCCGGCGGATTCGCGGTGGGCGTGCCAGTGGCCAATCTGCAGCAGCATCCACTGCTTGATTTCCTGCGGTACCGCGGCGGCGTTGCCATAGCCGGCGGTGAAGACGATTTCGACGGCGTCGATCTGCTCACGGGTGTCGGGCCACTCGGTGTCATAGGCCGGGGCGACGAGGCCGACGAGGCCGGTGATATGTACCTGGTAGGCGCCCGCATCGAGTGTTTGCTGCACGCCGGCGGTGTCGATGTACTTGACCGACTGGACGCTGACCAGGGGCGGGTTGTGCAAGGCGATGGCGGCGACGGGGAAGCTGTCGAAGGTTTCGCGCCAGGATTGCGTTATCAGCGCCCTGCCCGTCTGGCTTTCGGCCTGACGGCGCGCGGCGACGATGAGCGCGGTGAGCAGGGCATCGTCGGCGCTGTCGTCAACGCGGCAATGCAGCTTGGCGTCGGCCAGCGCTACCGGTTCGGTGGCGGGGGCGGAGGTGAGGACAAGTCCCATGGGGTCTCCCGAGTCGCCGCTACCGCACCGGTGAGGGTGCTGTGGCGGCGGTTGCGGCGGTGGCGGCTTAGTGCTTAGGCGGGCGGGTTAGCGGTCGGGGCGACGTTCGGATGGCCAAGCACGGCGACGGCGCCAAGCAGCGCGGCGGAGGCGTTGGCGACCGGCGTGATGGTCAGGCGGGTGTAGCGCTTGTTGCCGATGTAGCCCAGCTTGCGGCACTCGTTGTCATCGTCGAACTGGAAGGCGGCCAGTGCTTCGGTGCCGATCAGCTCGGCGTCGGCAACGGCGGCGGCATCCGACAGATTGGATACGTCGCCGTCTTCGAGCAGGACGGTGAAGGTGGCGTCGGCGTCGGCGATGCTGCCGGTGGCGATGACGTAGGTGAGGCTGTCATAGCCCTGGCGATCGATGATCTGGCCGACCTGGGCGGTGGTATCCGCGACCGAGACGGGGCTGATCACCCGCTTGATGTTGATGTTGTTGGCTGTGTCTTTCATGGAATTCTCCTGAAGT